CGCCACCCGCGACGAGCGTCCTGCGGCTCCTGCCGTTCACATGGCGCAGCCGACCGCTCGCACGCCCGAAGTCATCGAGGCAGCGTTCGCCCTTCAGGGCAACCTGCCGAATGTCGAGAAGCAGTACAGCGTCCAGACGCTCGAAGCCGCTGCCAAGATACAGCGGACGACGTCGCTCGGCGAGGTGCTGCTCTCGGCTGCCGAGGAAGGCGGTTATACCGGGCCTCGCCGGCTGTCGGCTGCGACGCTGCGTCCGATCCTCGCTGCGGCGTGGGCGACCCACAGCATCAGCGGCATCCTGTCGAGCACCGTCAACAAGTTCCTCCTCGCCGGGTTCAACGGCGTCGAGTCCTCGTGGCGTTCGATCTCGTCTGTGCGGAGCGTGAACGACTTCAAGACCGTCACGAGCTACAGGCTCAACGGGTCGATGAAGTTCCAGCCCGTCGCTCCTGGCGGCGAACTGAAGAACGCTGGCGTCAGCGACGAGTCGCGGACGATCTCGGCTTCGACGTTCGGCGTACTCAGCAGCGTGACCCGCACAGATCTCATCAACGATGACCTCGGTGCTCTGACCGCTGTCCCGCAGCGGTTGGGGAGGGGTGGCGCTCTTGCCCTGAATGATCTGTTCTGGACAGAGTTCCAGGCGAACCACAATACGTGGTACACGTCGGGTCGTGGCAATTTGGAATCGGCTGCGGGTGCGTTGTCGCTCAACAACCTGAAGAAGTTGGCGACCAAGTTCCGCAAGCTCAAGGATCCCGATGGCAACCCGGTTGCCGTTGATCCTCGCATCCTGCTCGTGCCTGCCGACCTGGAGATCGCTGCTGCCGAGATCATGGGTTCTGCCCTGCTCGTCGGTGGTTCGTCCGCTGGCCCGAATGTCAACGTGCTCGCCGGTCGGTATCAGGTCGTCTCGACCAGCTACCTGTCCAGCGCCGAGGATTACTACCTCGTCGCCAACCCGAGCGACATGCCGGCGATGGAAGTTGCGTTCCTCAATGGCGTGCAATCGCCCATCGTTGAGACGGCGGACGCATCCTTCGAAACGCTAGGCATCAGCATGCGTGGCTATTTCGACATAGGTGTGGCGAAGGCTGAATACCTCGCCTCCGTCAAGGGCGACGCGACTTGATCTGAAGACAAACCGTGACCGCCGGGCGGGAGCCTAAGCCCGCCCGGCGGCATGATTCCAACCCAACCCATTTCCCAGAAAGTAGGTGATCCTCATGGCTGATTATGTGCAAGGCGACTGCCTGATCGACCACACGCCGTCTGCCGCTGTTGCGGCTGGCGCTGTGGTTGTGCTCAACGACCTCGTGACCGTGGCTCCGGTGGCGATTGCCGCCAACGCTCTCGGTGCGGTCGCTGTCGATGGCGTATGGTCGATGCCGAAGGCTACTGGTGCGATTGGGCAGGGTGCCCTCGTCTACTGGGACGCCACGGCTGGCAACATCACCACCACGGCGACCAACAACAAGCGAGCGGGCAAGGCTGCGAAGGCGGCTCTGTCTGCCGACGCCAGCGTCCAGGTGTTGATCAACGTCGGTTGATCCCGTCCCGTCCCACTGCAAGCCGCCGGCGGCAGCGTTTCATCCTTTCCGCGCCGCCGGCGGTCTTGTAGATCGAGGTGCCCATGTCCGACCTACTCGCCAGCGGTGCGGCTTGGCTCGCTGACCAGTTGTCGGCGGGTGCGTCGCGGTCTGTGCGTTACTACCGAGGTGCTGACTACGGCGTGGTCAACGCCACGGTCGGCACGAGCCGGTTTGAGGCGCAAGGCACAAGCGGCGTGGTGGAGCAGTGGGAAAGCCGGGATTTCTTGATCAAAGCTGGCTCGCTGCCGTTTGGCGAGCCGCAGCGGCACGACAAGATCCGTGAGACGCTCAACGGCGTGGACGTCACCTACGATGTCACCAGCCCGCGAGGCGTGCCCGTGTTTCATTATGGCGACGCTTTCCGGCAGACGGTGCGTGTGCATACGGTGGCGACGGCTGAAGCGTCGGGCGTGCCTGCAACGCTCAGGCGTCGCTTCTGGGGGTCGTTCGCCGCAACGACGATCACAGACGCACAGATCGTCGCCAGCCTCTCTAGCGACCTCGGCGGCACTCGGGCACAGACCCGCACGATCGCCGCACAGACTGCGTATATCTACGTCGTTCTTCCGACGAGTTTCGGCGTACCTGTCTTCGCCGTCAGCGGTCTGACGTCTTCCGCTTGGGAGACCACGCAGCGGACGATCACGTTCGCCGGGCAGGCTGCGACGAGCTATGGCATCTACCGCTCAACGTATCCGATCACCGGCACCGTCAATCTTGTGGTGACATGACGTATGTCAAGCATCAAGGGCACCAACGTACTCGCGCCGGTCGTGCCGTTCGACACGACCGATACGCACGCATCGCACGAGGCAAAGTACGGACGGGGCGGCTACCGCACGGTCAACGACACAGGCGAGAGGGACGCTATCCCGGCTCTGAGGCGAGAGGCGGGCATGTTGGTCTGGGTGATCGACACGCAGAAGGTGTGGCGGCTCAACGCCAACCTGACCACATGGACTGAAGTCACGGCAATCAACGAACCACAACTACTCGATGGGGGTAACTTCTGATGAGCAACACCATTCGCATCAAGCGGCGTAACGCAGCCGGGGCGGCTGGCGCTCCCGCCAGCCTTCAGCAGGCAGAACTCGCATTCAACGAAGCAGATTCGACGCTCTACGTTGGCGTCGGAACTGGCGGCACCGGCGGGTCAGCTACGACGATTCAGGCGATTGGCGGCAGCGGCACGTTTGCCACGAAGGCATACGTGACGTCTGCGGTAGCTGCCGTCGATGTGTCGTCGCAGCTGGCGAACTACCTCACCTCGGCTGCCGCTGCATCGACGTACCTTTCACAAGCGACGGCGGCCAGCACATATGCAACCCAGAGCAGCGTAAGCACGGCAATCTCGAACGTGATCAACGCGGCACCGGCTGCTCTCGACACGCTCAAGGAACTGGCTGACGCTCTCGGGTCGGACGCTGCGTTCTCCACGACCGTCACAACGTCGCTCTCGGGCAAGATGGCAAAAGCGAGCAACCTGTCCGACGTGGTCGATGTTTCAGCGGCTCGCACGAATCTCGGGCTGGGGACGATGGCAACGCAGGCGGCGAGCAACGTGGCGATCACGGGCGGCTCGATTGCAGGCATCGACCTGAACGGCGGGACGTTCTAAGTGTCAAACACTGTCCGCATCCTCCGAAGCACGACGGCAGGCAATGTGCCTGCTTCGCTGGCGTCTGGACAGATTGCGATCAACGAGGCCGACGGCAAGCTCTTCTACAGAGCCAGCAGCGGCACGGTGACGCAGCTGGCGACCGGCGGCGGTTCGTCATCGCTTGCGGCGTATTCGAGCACCAGCGGCTTCCCTGCGACCGGCTCGGCGTCGGTGCTGTACCTGAGCACGTCAACGTCCAGGCTGTATCGCTGGGATGCTTCTGGGGTCTACGCAGAAGTCGGTACGAGCGGCCTGGCTGACACGCTGGACGGAGGATCGTACTCATGAGTTTTCCGTCATCGCCAACAGTCGGGCAGCAAGCGACCGTCGGCGGCAGGCAGTTTGTCTGGCAGGGGTCGGCGTGGGATCTCGTGGCAACTGTCACGGGGCACGCTGCACAGCACGCCGCCGGCGGCAGCGATCCGCTGACGATCACGGCGGCGCAGGTGTCAAACTTCTCTTCCGCTGTCGAAGCCGCCTCGCCTGCTCCGATACACCCGTTCCTCTTGATGGGAGGCTGACATGCCACAGACGCACAAAGTTCTTGGGCAAACCAGCCCAGCAGCTACCACGCTCGCCTCGCTCTACACTGTGCCGTCTGCCACCCAGGCGATTGTCTCGACGGTCACCGTGTGCAACATAGCAGCGACGGCTACCACCTATCGGATCGCAGTGCGACCCGCTGGTGCTTCCATCGCCACCTCGCAGTATCTGGTTTACGACGCTGCACTGCCCGCGAATGACACGGTGACGCTGACGCTCGGAGTGACGCTGGCGGCGACTGACGTTGTGAGCGTCTTTGCCGGTGCGACCGACGTGGCGTTTCACGCCTACGGCGTGGAGATCACATGACGATCCGCAACGCATCACGGTCGCTGGCAAGTGCCTCTCGGCTACGGGCGTCGATCAGCCGCACTATACGGGCACTGGTCGTCGGCGGCGGTGGAGGTGGCTCTAGCGGTTCGGCCTCGACCCGTGTTGGTGGTGGCGGCGGTGGCGGCGGTGTCGTGGATTCCAGTACGGACATCATCTTGGGCGTGCTGTACACGGTGCGAATTGGTGGCGGCGGTGCGGCTGGCGCGTTTGGCAACTGGTCACGTTTTGCCGACTTCACTGCCGCTGGCGGCGGCGGCTCTGCTGGCACGACTTATTTTCAAATGGGGACGGGGCCGGGAGTGATTGGTTCATCGCCTCGCCAGGCGTCCCTGTTTCCGCACCAAGGGTTTAGCGGCGGTCTGGGAGCCACAACAAATACGAATTTCCTGCACGGCGGCGGTGGTGGCGGTGCTGGCGCGCAGGGCGGTGATGCAACGACCTCGGCAGGCGGAAGCGGAGGCGCTGGCAGGCAAAGCACAACTCCTGTGAGTAGCACTAACTTTGGCGGCGGTGGTGGTGCTGGTCAGAACAACAACGCGAACAACGTCACGACAGCAGGGAGTGGCGGCACGGGCGGCGGCGGCAGCGGAGGAACTACCGGGGCCGGTTCGGCAGGCTCAGCAAACACTGGCGGCGGTGGCGGCGGCGGAGCATCGCCCGCAAACGCAGCCGGGGCGGCTGGAGGCTCTGGTGTGGTCGTTCTTCGTTATGCGGCGGGGTTGAATCTGACCGTTGGCGTGGGGCTGACAGCCACAACGACCACAAGCGGATCGGACAAGATAACCACGATAACCGCTGGCACTGGCACCGTTACGTTTAGGTGAGGCAGAAATGGCGCACTATGCGTTTGTCGATGACAGCAACGTAGTCACCGAGGTGATTGTCGGCAACGACGAGACAACCGGCGATTGGGAGTCGCACTACGCTGCGGTCGTCGGTCTTCGCTGCCTGCGCACCAGCTACCACACTCTCGGCGGGCAGCATCTCAACGGCGGCGTGCCCTTCCGGTTGAACTACGCGGGCATTGGCTACACGTTCGACGAGCGGCTCGACGGCTTCATTCCGCCGTGCCCCGGCGAAGGTTTCGTGCTGAACGAGGCTACGGGGCTTTGGGTCGATCAGGCGTTCGTCGAGGCAGCGACGCTGTAGGGCATAGCCGGTCTAGTTTCGGGTGACGGCAGGGAAACTGTCGGCACCAGGAGCGGACCATGTCTTCTACGTTCAGCCAGTTGCCGGGCGCACTCGCCGTCACTTTTGTCGTGGGCGACGAAGTGAATATCGCCATCAACTTGGGCGTGAACATCACGGGCTATACGCTCCAGTCCGGGGTCTTCGTCAGCAGTGCCCAAGGCTTTCAGGGTGGCGGCGGCGGCACCGTGACGGCTATCGGAGCGACAGCGGCGACGCCAAGCATTCAGGTCGTGACGGCGTCCACGGGCGCAATCATCTGGTCGCTCACAGAGGCACAGACGTCGTTGCTGTCGCCGGGCATCCGATACCAATGGTTCCTGCGTTGGGTCACGCCTAACACGACGATGACCCGCACGATTCTTGCGGGTGCGTGCATTCCGAGGGCACCCGGCGCATGAGTGAAATCAGCGTTTCCGTAGTCGGCTCCACGACGATCAATCCGACGGTCGGCAACGGCTCGGTCGTGAACGTCACGTTCTCGGAGACGGGCGAGCGTGGGCCGAAGGGCGACACGGGAGCGGTCGGGCCAGCGAACACGTTGTCGATCGGCGCGGTACTGACGGGTGCGGCGGGATCATCTGCGGTTGCCACGATCAGCGGAACGGCACCGAGCCAAACACTGTCGCTCACGATACCTCGTGGCGAGACGGGAGCCACGGGCAGCGTTGGTGCCACGGGCGCGGTTGGTTTGACCGGACCTGCAAACTCGCTCTCTATCGGCACGGTGGCAAGCGGATCGTCGGCGTCTGCGACGATCACCGGAGCGGCTCCGTCACAGACCTTGAATCTGGTGCTGCCTGTCGGTGCCACGGGAGCCACGGGCGCAACGGGACCGGCTGGTCCGTCCGGCCCGCCTATCAACCTTGGCGACGAGACTCCGCAGCCGCTCGGCGTTGCGTCGGCTGGTACGGCTCTGACTGCCGCCCGTTCTGACCACGTTCACTCGCAAGGCTCAATCGCATACTCGGCACTGTCTGGTATTCCCAGCACATTCGCACCCGCAGCCCATCAGCACATCGTCAGCGACGTTACGGGCTTGCAGGCAGCGTTGGACGGCAAGCAGGCGTCAGGCTCCTACGCCACGCTGGTCAACGGTCTTGTGCCGTCCAGCCAACTGCCGACGTTCTTGGACGACGTGCGAGAGGCGGCGAGCCTGTCAGCGTTTCCGGGCACTGGTGACGTTGGCGTGATCTACGTTGC